TTGGGAACCCAGATTTTAGAGAGTCAAACAGATTATTTTATATCTTCTGGGAAGCTTGTAAAGCAGACTCAAGATGTTATGGCATGTCGTATCTCAAGAATAGACGTAGTGGATTTTCATTCATGGCATCTGGAGAAACGGTCAACATGGCTACAATATCAGTCGACGCAAGGTTCGGTATTTTATCAAAATCTGGAGCCGATGCTAAGAAAATGTTTACAGACAAGGTTGTTCCTATATCCGTCAACTACCCATTCTTTTTTAAACCGATACAAGACGGTATGGACCGTCCAAAAACAGAACTAGCGTATCGTGTACCCGCTTCAAAGCTTACACGTAAAAGCATTACTAAAATTACAGAAAGTGATGACACTCTTACAGGTCTAGACACTACAATTGACTGGAAAAACACAGGTGATAACGCCTATGATGGGGAAAAACTAAAACTCCTTGTTCATGATGAATCAGGTAAATGGGAAAGACCAAACAATATTCTTAATAACTGGAGAGTTACAAAAACGACACTAAGATTAGGTTCTAGAATTATTGGTAAATGCATGATGGGTTCAACGTCAAACGCATTAGATAAAGGTGGTGACAATTTCAAGAAATTATATAATGGATCAGACGTTAAAACGAGAAACGCCAATGGGCAGACTAGTTCAGGACTCTATTCTCTGTTCATTCCTATGGAGTGGAACTACGAAGGATACATTGATTCTTATGGGTTTCCTGTATTCGATACACCCAAAGAAGAAGTTCTAGATGTATATAAAGATCCTATAAAAATAGGTGTATTAGAGTTTTGGCAAAATGAAGTTGAAGGATTAAAAGATGATCAAGACGGTTTAAATGAATTTTATAGACAATTTCCTAGAACAGAGGAACATGCCTTTAGAGATGAAGCTAAAGAGTCTTTATTTAATTTAACAAAAATATACGAACAAATAGATTATAACGTAGATCTTAGAAATACATCGATAATCACTACTGGTAGTTTTCAGTGGCACGATGGCAAAATAGATTCAAGTGTTATATTTGTACCAAATAAAGACGGTAGGTTTAAAGTATCTTGGGTTCCACCTGTTAATCTACAAAATCGTGTGATAGTAAAGAATGGGAGTAAATACCCAGCAAATGAACACACTGGTGCTTTTGGATGTGATAGCTATGATATATCAGGCACGGTTGACGGAAGAGGATCTAATGGATCTTTACATGGCTTAACTAAGTTTAGTATGGAGGATGTACCTCCTAATCATTTCTTCTTAGAATATATAGCTAGACCTCAAACTGCAGAGATATTCTTTGAAGATGTCTTAATGGCTTGTGTATTTTACAGTATGCCAATATTATGTGAAAACAATAAACCTAGATTATTATATCATTTTAAAAGAAGAGGCTACAGAGGTTATTCAATGAATAGACCAGATAAGGCTTGGAATAAATTATCAGTAACAGAGAGAGAAATAGGTGGTATACCTAACTCAAGCGAAGATATAAAGCAAGCTCATGCCGCTGCGATAGAAACATATATAAATACAAGCGTTGGTAAAACAAGCGTAGGTTATGGTGATATGTATTTCCAAAGAACACTAGAAGACTGGGCAAGATTTAATATAAATAATAGAACAAAGCATGATGCATCTATAAGTTCTGGATTAGCTTTAATGGCTTGTAACAAAAACAGATACATACCTTCAGCTGTAAAAGAATATAAAAGTATAAACTTAGGCATAAGAAAATACGATAACAAAGGGGCATCATCAAAAATTATACAATAAATGAGAATACAGACTAACACTAATAGTTCATTTCCTAGCCAAGTGGTTAGCGACGAAGAAAAATCAAGTATTGATTATGGAATTCAGGTCGGTAGAGCTATTGAACAAGAATGGTTTCAAGGAGGTAGAAGCGGTAATAGGTACGCTAGATCCTATAGCACTTTTCATGAATTAAGACAATACGCTAGAGGAGAACAAAGTATTCAAAAATATAAAGACGAGTTATCTATAAATGGTGATTTGTCTTATCTTAATTTAGACTGGAAACCAGTTGCAGTTATATCTAAATTTGTAGACATAGTTGTTAATGGAATGTCTAACAAGTCGTATGATATAAAGGCTGTAGCGGAAGATCCATATTCTAAACAAGAGAAAACTGCTTATGCAGAATCTATACTAAGAGATATAAGTGAAAAAGAAACAATACAAGAATTTAAAAAAGAATTAGGTTTAAACTTATTTAATTCTAGTAATCCAGCTACTTTGCCAGCAAGTCAAGAAGAACTAGATTTGTATATGCAAATGAATTACAAGCAGACTGTTGAAATAGCTGAAGAAGAAATAATTAATAACGTATTAAGTAATAATAAATTTGAACAAATAAAGAAAAGATTAGCCTACGACTTAACAGTTTTAGGTATAGCTGCTTCTAAAACTAGATACGATAGAACTGAAGGTATAAAGATTGATTATGTAGACCCAGCACATATGGTTTACTCTTACACGGAAGATCCAAATTTTGAAGATATATATTACGTAGGTGAGTTAAAGTCAGTAACTATACCGGAGCTTAAAAAACAATTTCCTGACATACCTGAAGAAGAATTACTGAGAATACAGCAAATGCCTGGTAACTCTCAATATATTCAAGGTTGGGGTAATTATGATGAAAATACTGTTCAAGTAATGTATTTTGAATACAAGACTTATATGAATCAGGTTTTTAAAATAAAAAGAACAGAGCAGGGTTTAGAAAAAGCATTAGAAAAAACTGATGATTTTAATCCGCCACCTAACGACAATTTTGAAAGAGTTTACAGAACTGTAGAGGTTTTATATACGGGAGCTAAAGTTATTGGTAACAATACAATGTTGGAATGGAAGCTTGCAGAAAACATGACTCGTCCTTTAGCTGACACTACTAAAGTAGAAATGAATTACTCTATATCAGCTCCTAGAATGTACAGGGGTAGAATAGAATCTCTTGTAAGTAGAATAACTGGGTTTGCTGATATGATTCAACTAACGCATCTTAAACTGCAACAAGTTATGTCTAGAATAGTTCCTGACGGTGTATTCTTAGATATGGACGGTTTGGCAGAAGTAGATCTTGGTAACGGAACAAATTATAATCCTGCAGAGGCTTTAAATATGTATTTCCAAACAGGTTCCATAGTTGGTAGATCACTTACACAAGAAGGCGGAATGAATGCTGGTAAAGTACCTATTCAAGAACTAAGTTCGTCATCGGGTCAAGCAAAGATACAAAGTCTTATTGGTACTTATCAATATTACTTGCAAATGATTAGAGATGTAACTGGACTTAATGAAGCTAGGGACGGTAGCGCGCAAAATAAAGATGCTTTAGTAGGTTTACAAAAAATGGCGGCAAACGCATCAAACGTAGCTACAAACCATTTACTAGAATCTCTACTATATATAAGTTTAAGAATGTGTGAAAACATTGCTTTAAAAGCAGCTGATTTAATACAAAATCCTTTGACTAAGCAATCGTTAGGTAATTCTTTAGGAACGTTTAATGTAGGTACATTAGAAGAATTAGCTACTTTACAATTACATGATTTTGGTATACATCTAGAACTAGAGCCAGAAGAGGAAGATAAAGCTTCTTTAGAGCAAAATGTTCAAATAGCACTACAATCAGGAGCTATAGCTTTGTCTGACGCTATAGATGTTAGAAATATTAAAAACATTAAATTAGCTAATCAATATATAAAACTTAGACAAACACAAAAAATTCAAAGAGAGCAGCAAGCTCAACAAGCTAATATACAAGCTCAAGCACAGGCAAATGCACAACAAGCAGAGCAAGCGGCTATGAATGAAGTTCAAAAGCAGCAAGCTATAACTGCTGAAAAAGTTAGCATTGAACAAGCTAAGTCTCAATTTGAAATACAAAGAATGCAAGCTGAAGCTCAAATAAAAAGAGAGTTAATGGCTGAAGAGTTTAACTACCAAATGCAATTAGCTAAAGTTAAAATTAGCTCTGAACAACAAAAAGAGCAAGAAATAGAAGATCGTAAAGATAAAAGAGTAAAAATACAAGGAACACAGCAATCAGAATTAATAGATCAAAGACAAAATGATTTACTACCAAAAGACTTTGAGTCAACTGGTAATGATACCTTAGGTGGATTTGGTTTAGAAGATTTTGGTCCAAGTTAGAATTTTAATTATTTAATTATATTATATTATGTCAGAAGTAAAAACAAATGAACCTGTTAAACAGGAAGGTGATTTTAGCTTAAAAGGTAAATCAAAAAAACCTAAGCAATTATCAAGCGATTCTCCAGCTATAACAAAGGTGAGTATTAAAGAGCCTATGTTAGAAAGAAAAGAAGATATTACTAAAGTAGTAATAAAAAATGAAGAACTAAAACCTCAAGAAGATGCCGTTCAAGAGCAAGAAGCAGAGAGCCCTGTGTTACTCAATGAGCAACCCGAAGTGGGATTGCAAGAAGTGGGACAAGGAGACGAAAACACCGCTGCAGATGCTACTACCGAGTTTACACCGTTACAGGAAGTAACTGAAGAAGATGTAAAACAAGTAACTAAAGAAGCTCAAGAAGCGGTAAGAGACGAACAAGTTTTAGGTAGAAAACTGCCTGAAAACGTTGAAAAACTAGTTTCTTTTATGGAGGATACAGGTGGAACTGTTGAAGATTATGTTAGATTAAATGCTGACTATTCAACTGTTGACGAGCGTACTTTAATAAAAGAATATTATAAAAAAACAAAACCTTACCTAGAGTCTGAAGACTTAGATTTGATCTTAGAAGATTATGACTACGATGAAGACATAGATGAGGATAGAGATATACGCAAAAAGAAGATTGCGTTTAAAGAAGAAGTTGCAAAAGCTAAAGGTTTTTTAGAAAGCACTAAGAGTAAATATTACGACGAGATCAAGTTGAGACCGGGCGTTACTCAAGAGCAGAAAAAAGCTACAGAATTTTTCAACAGATTCAACAAGGACCAAGAGAACGCTGAAAGGCAACACTCAGAGTTTAAGACTAATACTAATAAATACTTTTCTGATGAATTCAAAGGTTTTGATTTCGATGTCAGTGGTAAGAAATTTAGGTATGGAGTTCAAGATTCTAGTAAAGTTGCAAGTGAGCAATCTGATATGAAAAACTTTGTAGGTAAGTTCCTAGATAAACAAGGTAATGTATCAGACACTAAAGGCTATCACAAGGCTTTGTATATGGCTTCTAATGCAGATGCAATTGTAAATCATTTCTACGAACAAGGTAAAGCTGACGCCGTCCGTGACGTTGTTAGTAAATCAAAAAACTTAAAAGATAGTCCTAGGACTACTCAAAATAGTAATGGCTTTGTAGGCGGATTTAAAGTTAAATCGATTAGCGGCTTTGATTCTTCAAAATTAAGTATTAAAACAAAAAAATTTAACTAAAAACAAAAATTATGAGTTTAACTCCACAATTTGGCTCAATTCAGCCATCTCAACAACAACAATTACTACAGTCAAACTACCTACAATTTAATGGTGGTGGAGCTGGTGCAAATAACTTTGCGCAACAATATTTACCTGAAATCTACGAACAAGAAGTAGAGCGTTATGGAAACAGAACATTATCTGGATTCTTACGTATGGTTGGGGCTGAAATGCCAATGACATCTGATCAAGTAATTTGGTCTGAACAAAACAGATTACACATTTCGTATAATGGATTTTCAATTGCTGCTGACGCTGCTGGTACTGGACCAAACGTTATAACGCTTGCGGCTGCAGATACGAATGTTGTTTCTTTAAATGATACAATAGTTCTTTTAAATCCTGCAAATGGTGCAGAGGCTAAAGGTTTTGTAACAGCTTCTAACACAGCTGCAGGAACAATAAGTGTACAATGTTATAATAACTTAGGACTTGTTGCTCAAGGATTTATGGCTGGCGCTATTGCACTTGGAACAGGTGTAAAGTTATTTGTTTACGGTTCTGATTATGCTAAAGGCTCTAACATAGCTATAAACACTGTTGGTGCTGGAGCGCAAATTGCTAACACAAGAGTATCTGTTCAACCTTCTTTCACTCAATATTCTAACTCTCCTATCATCTTAAGATCTCAGTATACTATTTCTGGTTCTGATATGTCACAAATTGGATGGGTAGAAGTTGCTACTGAAGACGGAACGTCTGGATTCTTATGGTATTTAAAAGCTGAATCTGAAACAAGATTACGTTTTGAAGATTACTTAGAAATGAGTATGGTAGAAAGTGAGTACAATCAAACTCAAGCTGCTGGTGTAAACTTAAACCCTGGAACACAAGGTATGTTTGCTGCTATTCAAACTCGTGGTAATGTAGAAGTAGGATTTACTGCTGCTGCTGGATTAGATGAATTTGATGCTATCTTAAAGAATTTAGATACTCAAGGAGCAATTGAAGAGAACATGTTATTCTTACAAAGACAAACGTCTTTAGATTTTGATGATATGCTAGCTTCTATTTCTGGTGGATTCGCTGGAGGTACTGCTTTTGGTTTATTCGAAAACTCTGAGGAAATGGCTTTAAATT